GTGAAGAGTATGAGCAGGAAATGATAGCAAAAAATGCTATTCATGTCATTGACACAGAAGTACGAGATGAGTGGAGCAGACAAGCTTTGACAGTATCAGCTTTGTTAGCTTCGGCTTACTTACTTGTGCAAACAGGACGAGCTTCCAAGAGTATTTATAATTCGATGACGTCCAAAGACGCTAAAGATGATTGTACAGAAAAAGTTCATATTCCTGATGATGATATAACATATCTACCCAATGGTAATTTGATTCCCGTAAATGAGGGAGATATTGATGAACGTGATTTGCAAGAGAACCCCTTTGTTGGTGTTGAAGTGAAACAACTTCCCCATAATGCCAGAGGGAAGACCATGACTCTTGAACATTTGTTCAATCAAGTCAAGGCGAATTTGTTTCATGTTACAGTAGAAAGAGGCAAACAGCGTGCTCAATTTAACGCACTAGCAATAACGACTAATTGTTATATCGTACCATTGCACACGGTTAAAGATCCTGAAAATTTTGGAGTTAATTATGTCTTCAGGCACAATAACCCCGAAACGAGCGGTGGAAAGTTTACTTATAAGATAAGTGACGCTAATTATGTTGAAATTGAAGGTGTCGACCTCGCATTGGTATACATTGGCAGTGGAGGCGATCGTAGAAATATTATTGATTGTTTCTCACCTGCTGAAATTCCATACGGAAGGGGTTATTTTGCTCAAATGCTTTATAGAAGACAAGATGGCACCTACTCGGGAGCGCAACTACTTGTCCAAACACAAGCCGTTACACATCGTCTATTTGATTATATGCCTGGTGGGGCTTATCATGTCAAGGCTTTTAACGGTCTATGTGGAGCCCCCATTTGTTGTAACACAACTGTACGACACATAACAGGCGTACACATAGGGGGCAACGAGAAAGAAGATAGAGGTATTTATGCATCGCTAACACAGGAAAAATTGAACGGAGCACTAACTAAATTATGTAAGATAGAAGGTGTGCTTGTACCAGGTAGTACGTCTGATTTTAACAATTGTGTTCTAGGCAAGGAAATTGTGATATCACAAAATCCACCTGAAAAGAAAAGCCCTGTGAATTATTTACCTAAGGGATCACAAGTTCAATATTTCGGTCAATGTGTTGGTAAGGTTACACCAATGTCTCATGTACGTAACACACCGATATCGGAATATATTACGAAGGTCTTTGCTGTTGAAAACAAGTGGGGTAAACCCACTATGAAACCTGCATGGCGGCCTTACCAACAAGCTCTCTCAAACTTAGCTATGCCAGCAGAAGATTTTAAGCATGAAGATTTGGCTTGGGCAGTGGAGGATTACAAACGAGATCTTCTACATGTGTGTGGCCAATCATATCATCAAGCAAAACCTCTTAAGCATGATGAGGTTCTTAATGGTATACCCGGGAAAAGATTTATAGACCCAATGGATTTTAAGACGTCCATAGGACTACCTTTAACGGGGCCTAAGAGTGAGCATGTGTTTGAGTACACC